AGCCGACGCGGGGTGGAGCAGCTCGGTAGCTCGCTGGGCTCATAACCCAGAGGTCCATGGTTCAAATCCATGCCCCGCTACCAATTGACCGTCGTTCCCATTATCGGAACGGCGGTTTTTTATATATTCCATGGCTTTTGCTGGCGTTAAGTTCTCATCCAGCAAAGCCATCAACGGGACGCCGAAGAAATCGGCCGCCGCGCAAGTTTCGTCAATGGTCCAATCGGCCTTGCTCTGAAGCCTTGACGCCATCGATTGCGGCGAGAGCCCCATTGCCTTAGCAAGGTCCTTCTTCATTAAACCGCTGTTGGACAAGATCATGTTCGTATTCATCGCAACAACGTCCTGCCTGCGCAATGTAGCGCTCGGCTGAATATCTAGCATTGTCATGAAATTCATTTTACTACGGTTTTAGCGTAGTACTCGGCGTGTTGGCTACGTCATATGGTTAATCTTTGGTCTAGAACTTCATCAAATCTTTAGTCTGAAAGTTTTTAAATGATTAGTCAGATAAGAAAACTCATGAGAGACAATCACGTCACACAGCGCGATCTGGCGCATGAGTTGGGCGTCTCCGAGCAGGCCATCAGCGACAAATTCCATGGCCGCTCAAATTTCACGTTGCGTGACGTGTCGCGCATAGCCGACTTTTTCGACGTTTCCACTGATCTCGTGCTTGGCCGAGAGCCTTTGGAGGTGGCGTGATGGCTGGCGTGGAACGTGTGTCGGTGCATGTAAGCCGTCTGGCGCATTGTCCCGCCGTGTTCTTCGTCGAGTTCTCTCGTGCCGGTTCTGTGGGGAACCTCGTTGTTCCTCTGGATCGTTCCGAGGCCGAAGCGTTGCGCGACGAGCTTGGCGAAGCGCTGTCGGGCCGGATTACGGAGGCCCCGGATGTTAGTTGATGGTTTTAATGATCTCCACGGGTTCAGGGCATCCGTCCCAGACGATGGTGAATTTGATGGGGTAATGGGCTTTGCCGTCCCCGTCCTCCACGTGTCCGCCTTGTTGACGCTCCTCTCGCAGTTTCGGCAGTCCAAGGTTGAAGAAGTGGACGTCGGGCAGCCCCCATGGTTCGCTATCGGTTCTTCCAAGATAGTTGTTCCATGTGTTCGTGTAGGTTCCCTCGACCGCTTCGGCAAACACGGAGATGTTACGCGCAGGGCCTCCGATGTTGGTAAGGACGAAGCGCGACCCGCTTTCGTCGATGTCGATTCTGAACTTGGGCGGCATGGGAGGCTTGAGAGTCGCCGACGTTGTTGCTGGAAACATGGCGTCTATTTCGTCATTCGTGATTGGCGTCGCAGGCCCTTCCGCTGGTGTTTCCTTCCGGGACGCTTTGCTAACGAGGCCAATAAGTTTTTTGACGATGAACGCGCCCGCCCCACCGATGATTGTCAATATTGCGCAAATCGCCATGACCCAGTTCGGGTCACCCATATCGATGTTTTGAAACCAATTCGTAATTCCATTCATGACGTTCAATCTACAACCGGAGGTGTCTCGTGCCGTATCTGAAGCCTGAGTCCACCAGCGACACGTTTGACGTGTTTTGCAGGGTGACCGATGGTGGCAATCCTTATCGTTTCCATGTCCTCGCGGACATCCGTGGGCAGTTGTTGGACGTGGATGGGTTGTCGATGGGTGAGTTGGTGACGGTCAATCGTGAGATTGCCAGGGCCATCAGGGAGGCGAAGCATGCGCGCCATCTGTAGGACCGTGCTACGTGGCCTGTGCGTCGTGGCTGTGTTGCCGTCGGTGCTGCTGGCGGTTGGTTTGTGCGCGTTCTGGCGGTGGCTGTGGGACGACGATGACGAGAGGAGTCGGTATGGGTACGGCTACTAGGGTCTGCGTGGATAATTACGAGGCCTATCCGGGTATCTTCCGTGTGTCGTTCGACTCCGGTGATGTTCGCGCGGCGGTGGTGCTGACCCGCCCGCAGTTGGAGCAGTTGCGCTCGTGCGTGACTGATTCGTTGGCTCATGACGATGCGGTGCGGCGAAGACGCGGCGGCGATCTGTGACGGCTTGCGCCGTCGATAACCGAATATGCCTTTGACCACGCCGACCGTCGGTTGCGTGCGAGGCGTGATGAAGCACCCGGCCGCGCCTTGCCCAGCGCGTTACAAACACACCACGTGTGGCGTGGTGGTTGAAGCGTCCCTAGCGGGGAGGCGTGCGGGTTTACAGCTATGGGCGTGTGGCGTGTTCCCAGGGACGAAAGCGGCACCATCGGCTGGCCAAGGCCAGTGTTGCGCGTTCAGACCTTCGTCGCGGCATTGTGCCGCTGACCATATGCGACGGCCTTGGCTCCATGCCGAAATGCTTTGCATGTGGGAACCCTTCGGAAATTCAGGAATCTTCGGATTCTTGTTTTTCCGCTTAGGGTTCCCCGCTCTAACCTTCCACCATCCGAAATCTACAAACGATTCATTCAGAGACTTATCCACTTATCCACAAACGAGATTGGGGGCAACATCATGGGCTATGCGGTTGATTACATTCCTACCAGCGAGCAGAAGCGCAGAAAGGTGAAGAAGAAGCACCGTCGAGAGCATGTGACCAGCAAGGCCATCAGGGCGAAGGACATGAAGAAGGCGGTGAAATGGAATCTACCCAAGCTTGAGTACGACACCACCGGAGCGGATACCGTGGATCGTTCCATCGCCATCAGGATTCTCCACTTGGATTGCATCAGCCGTGACACCGACCCGGACGGCGACCATGCCATGCAGCAGTTGGTGAGCGAGGGCATCGTGTCGAAGCCGAAGCGTGTGGGTGGCCGCCAGGTGTTCGACCGCGCCGACCTGATCCAGTCGTTGAAGGCGTGGACTCGTTGATGGCGGGCAAGTATCTGACCACGGCTCAGGCGGCGGAATACTTGGGAGTGAGCACCCGCACGATGCGCAGGTGGCGAAACCGCAACATCGGTCCCGCGTATGTTAGGTATTCAGACCGCACGTGCAGGTATCCGCTGGGAGGCTTGGAAAGGTTCAGGGCGGATCATGCCGCGCGTTGACCATCGTTTGAGGGTGCCACCCGCGATAAGCGCGGAAGTGGTGGCACGGTACGGCAACGACTGTTGGCTGGACATGCCGGGATGCACGAAGGTGGGCGACACGTCCGACCATATCGTGCCCCACGTGTTCGGCGGTCCCACTATCGTCAAGAACCTACGGCGGGCGTGCAGGCATTGCAACGGCTTGCGTCGTGAACGCATACTATCCGGTTGGCCTAGCGTGATCCACGCGGTCATCGGTCCGCCATGCGCGGGCAAGACCACGTGGGCGTTGGAGCACATGCAGCCGGGCGACATCATCGTGGATTACGACCGGTTGGCGGACGCGCTCATGCCGGGCATGCCGGACGATACGCCCGTGCCCGACGCGGTGCGTGACCTCGTGGCCGGGGCATGGCAGGGAGCCTATCGCAACGCGGTCACGCTGGCCGAACCCGTGAGCCTGTGGCTGGTCAAGGTCATGCCCGGCACACAGCGAAGCCCGCGCCTATTGGACGAATGGCTGGCGTTGGACTACGACATACACGTGTGTGATCCTGGCAAGCCCGTGGTGGTGGAGCGGCTGGAGGAACTGAAGGCCGGACGGCGTGAGCTGGCCAGCATGCGCCAGTGGTACAGGAGCGGCATCACCCAGGCAGGCATAGACTCAAGGCAGAAGGCGAGGCGCGCGAGGCTCGCGAGCCTTGGCCTACGCGATGGCGAACCAACCACGCCAGTCGTGGCCTCTTCGCCGCCGGTTCGGGCGCGGCCTCGCTGGTAGCCGCCCGTTTTTTAAGCCGCAATGCACCACCGATACCCCGCGCCCACCGTTTTCTTATCCCCACAAACCAAATAAAAAAGCCCGAAAACAGGGACGGAACCCACGATTTCGGACTGATTCGTTAGCCAATTAAGGAATCTACAACAATTTTGGTTTGGAGGCAACAACATGGGTGAGTTCCATGGACTCGACGGCATGGAGGACGCCGGAATCGTCAAGGGGCCGCAGGAAAAAGCGACCGAGAAGTTCATCAACAGGTTCAGGGAAGGCAAGGCGGACAACGCCATGGCCGATTTCCTGTATTCGAGCATGCTGAGCATCGCGCGCAACATCGACGCGCAGAACAACCGTGGCCGCGAGATAAGCCGCAACATGACATCCCTGCTCGGCTACATCCAACAGCTCGAAACCATCTACCCGTCCACACCTTCCCAGACTGACGACAGGCTGGAGGAACTCATGGCGGCGATGGCGAAATGAGCGTCAAACCCACCCCCAGCCTCAAACCACGCTACGCGACCCCGCGCAACCTTGCGCGTCCGACCGATGGCGGCAAGGAAGCCCGCATAGCCGAAGCGTTGGGCACCCCGTTCTTGCCATGGCAGCGCATGGTTTCCGACGTGTTCGGTGAGATAGACCCCGACACCGGCACCTACTATTACGACACTCTGGTGCTCACCGTGCAACGGCAGGCCGGGAAAACCACGCGCGAGCGGGCGACCGAAACCCGCAACGCGTTGTGGGGGCCGAACCGTCGTGTGTGGTATCTGGCGCAGACCGGCAAGGACGCATCCCAGCAGTTCCGCGAGTACATCACCGGTTTCGACAAGTCTCCGCTGGCTCCGTTGGCCGCTTCCAAGCGCATGAGCAACGGCAGCATGTGCCTCACGTTGAAGAACGGCAGCACGATACAGCCGGGCGGCACGACCGACAGTGGCGGCCACGGCTTCCAGGGTGATTCGCTGACGTTGGATGAATGCTGGGCGCTGCCAGCCGACAAGGCCAAGGCGATCCTGGACGGTTTCCTTCCCACGACCACCACGCGTTTGAAGCTTACCGGCGTGCGGCCACGGCTCACGTTCTGTTCGACCGAGGGCACGGCGGAATCCACGTTTTTCAATCCGAAGCTTGACGAGTTGCGGGCGATGATGGACGCGGGCGAACCCATGGGACGAACCTGCTTCTTCGATTTCGGTATACCGTTCGGCAGTGATCCCGAAGACTTGGACAACATTTGGGCGCATCATCCCGGTGCCGGGCATTTGTTCGACTACGACCAGTTGGCCGATTTCCGCCGTCAGTTCAGCCAGGACGCGGCTGGTTGGGCGCGTGCCTTCGGCAACTTGCGGGATTCGGGAATCATCGACCGTGCGATAGACCCGCAACTGTGGCAGTCCACCAGCGCCAACGCTATAGATCCGGCTGAGGCCACCGGGCGCGTGTGTTTCGGCGTGGCCGTGGCCATGGGAGGCATCGGCACCGCGATAGTCGCATGCATCGAGACCGAGGCCGTGCCCCTGTTGCAGGTCGTCGACGTGTTGCCGGGAACCGGCAGCGCGCCGGAACGATTGAGGGAATTGCAGGAACGCTACCACGCGCCCATCTGCATCGACATGCGGGGGCCGTCCGCGGCGTTGGCCGACCGGTTGCGTTTGAGCTTGGATGAATGGGGCATAGCCCGTTACGAGCTTGTGGATATGAGGGCGGCTGACGCGGTGACCGCGCCGCAGGCGTTCATGAGCGCGTTGGATCAGCACGCGGTGAATCACGCGCCCGATTCAGACATGGATCGTGAGGCGGGTTTGGCCGGTAAGCGCATGAGTGGTGACGCTTGGCTGTGGAACAGGGCTGAGGGCGTGAACGCGCCGACCATCGAGGCCGCGACGCTCGCCCTGTGGGGATTGACGCACATGCCCGACGACACACCGCCCGGAGTGTACTAAAACGTGGCCGACGTGTCCGCTTATGGCCGCTATGGCCGCTTATGGCCGATATTTTTTGGCGTGGCGCTGCCATGCCGCGCATCATGTCCGGCATGAGCATACGAGAGATGATGGCGAACATGTGGGGCGCGGTGAAGCGTTCCGCCAATCGCGTGTCAAGCGTGGCGACCGCGCCGTTCCGCCGTCCGGCCGGGCGTGACCCGTTGAACATGTCGGTCGTGTTCCGAGGCGTGCAGATATTGCAGACCGCAGTCAGCGGCTTGCCCGTGCGCCAGTTGCGGCATGGCATGGCCGTGGAACCCGCGCGGATCGTGGAACGCCCGGACCCCGACACGTGGCGGGCGGACTTCATCAGCGAAACCGTCATGGGCTTGGCGTTGAACGGCAACGCGTTCTGGCTGAGGTTGAAGGGCGTGGACGGCTCAACCATCGGCTTGCGGAATCTGCCGCCAGCGTTGGTGAGCGTTTCCGACGCTCGCGGCGACATCGCCAACCCCGACAAGCGCTATTGGTACATGGGGCGCGAATACACGTCAAACGACATCATTCATCTCAGATTCTTGAAGGTGCCGGGACGGTTGCGCGGCATGGGGCCCATCGAGGCGGCGCGCGAGGAGATCGAGGGAGCCATCGACGCGCGCGATTACAAATCAAGGTATTTTTCCGAGGGCACGCATCCCACGGGCATCATCAGCACCGCGAAGCCGTTGAACGACGAAGTGGCCGAGAAGGTCAAGGAAAGTTTCAAGCGCAACGTCGATGACGTGAAGGTGCTCACCGGCGACCTGAAATACACCCAGCTGACGCTGAGTCCCAAGGACATGCAGTTTCTGGAGACGCAGCAGTTCGACACCACGCAGATAGCCCGCCTGTTGGGCATCCCCGCTTCGCTCATGCTCGCGGCGGTGGAAGGCTCGAACCTCACCTACAGCAATATCGAACAGGAATGGATACAGTTCGCGGACTTCACTCTTGAAGCCTACGCGCAGCCCATCGAACTCGCGTTGGGTGAGGTGCTGCCGCGCGGCACCAGCGTGGAACTCGACTGGGACAGCATGCGCCGAAGCGACACGAAGACCAAGGCCGAAACCTACCAGATTCTCATAGCGTGCAACGTGCTCACCGTAGATGAGGCGCGCGCCATGGAAGGCAGGCCACCACTACCCGCCGCACCAACCCCGCAACCATCGAACGACTTGGAGGAAACCGAATGAACGAACGCAAGGAAATCGCCTACCGTGGCCTGAAACTCCGCAAAGCATCAGATGGTGACGGGCGCAGCATCGAGGGCGTGGCCGTCCCGTTCGGCGACATCTACAACGACCCGTGGGACGGGGCGGAAACGTTCGACCGTGACACCGTTTTCGAGAACGCCGACACGGCCAAGCTCTGCTACCAGCACGCCGAACTGATCGGCGCGATCACTTCGGCAGAGAACCGCGACGACGGGCTTCACATCACCGCACGAATCGCTGACACCCAGCTTGGGCGCGACGCGGTGGCATTGATGGACGAAGGCGCGTTGGACTCGCTCAGCGTCGGATTCATCCCGTTGGAGGACGAACGCGACGAAAACAACGTGACCCACCGCCGCCGCGTGCGCCTCCTGGAAGTGAGTTTGGTGAGCTGGCCCGCATACCAGAACGCCAAGGTGGAGAACCACCGTAACCTCAATACCGAGAACAGTCAGGAAAGGAACCACATGGAAAACGAAACCATCGAAAAGGTGCGCGCGGAACAGGCCGAACAGGCCGACGTGCTGCGCAGCATCCAGGCGAGCCTAGCCACCATGAACAACCATGGCAGCTCGAATCCCGCCGCATCCTACCGCAGCTACGGGCATCTGCTCAAGCAGCTCGCCAAGGGCGACGAACAGGCGCGCAACGACTACGAGCAGATCAGCAAGCGCGACTACACGGGCGGCGTGCTCGCCAACAGCGACCCGCAGCCGGTATGGATCAGCAACACGCTTCGCATCCTCGAACAGCGCCGCCGCATCACCAACCTCGTGTCACACGCCGCGCTGCCGTCCGAAGGCGAGACGCTGAGCTATCCCATCGTCACCGAGGACACCACCACCGTAGACAAGCAGGCCAAGGAAGGCGACTACCTCCCCTATGGCGAGATCAAGATCGGGGCACGAACCGCGACCATCGAAACCTACGGCGGCTACACGTCCCTGAGCCGCCAGGCCATCGAACGCGCCAGCGTGCCCTACTTGGACAAAACCCTTGAGGCGTTGGTCAAGGCGTACGCGCGCAACACCGAAGCCGCCACCCGCATCGCCCTCTACGGTGCCATCGGTGACGTGTCCGCCTCGGACAAAATCGACGCGGGCAAGGCATTGACGGTGATGACCCCGAACGACTGGCTCGACATCATCATCGACGCGCGCCTTGAGGTTGAAAACCGCAACACATCATTGGACTATCTCGGCGTTTCCGGCGACGTGTTCAAGGCCATCGCCCACCTGAGCGACGACGGCGACCGTTTCATGGACATCAGCGGCGGCGGCATAGACCGGCTCGGCAGCATCGACACGACCGACA